CTTTATCATCTGCATTGCCCAGTTTGCCATCCATTCTGCGGCGGGGTTTATGGTTTCCTCTACGATGTCATCAATTCTGCCGAAGTCGCTTTCACGCATCATCTGCATACCTGTCGCGGTATCTTCTGGTCCAGGTTTCCTTTCACCTCTTGTTGTGGCGTGGGTTCCCATTTTTGAGAAAGCCTTATTTCTTTCCTGTTCCTGTTCCTGATAGAGTTGCGCGGGGGCGGGAGTGCCTTGAATAAATGAATGAACATTGTTGACATTTCCCTTGACCATGACGTCCTCATCGGGGTTGTCACTATCCATTGCTTCGACCTCTGCTTTTGTGAGTCCGCTTTCACTTGAGTATACGTGTTTACCTTTTGCCCTGTCGTTCATCTCGGTTATCTGCCTGCCTCTTTTGTTGACGTTATCCTGCATATAGAGAACTTGCTCAATCCTACTGGTCATGTCTAATGGGCTATCTCCCCATTGCTCGTAGCCCATGAAGTAGTAGGGGAATTCTGGGTCACGGAAGTGATTGTGATAGTAGGTTTCCTGCTCTACCTCTTCCTCGCCGAACAGCATCCTTCGTATTTCTTCTTCGCTCAATTCCTCCTTGTTGCCAGATATATCGTACTTGAATAATCTTTTCTTTCCTTGCCAGTCCCAGTAGGGGTGCTTCATCTTACCTAGCACAAGGTTCTTGTATTTCCATGCTACGCCATATATCGTTTCCCACTTCTGTTCATCGGTTTCTGGATCTGTTGTGCTTTTGTACCACTTAAACCATATTTCCCATATCTTAATTTTACTTGCCATTTTCCGTTCATCTGGGTCGTCTTCCTGTATTCCTAGTAAGTTTAATAGTTCTGTTTTCTTCTTGGGAAATTGCATACACAGCTCTTTGACGCTTCGCTCGTTTTGTTCTGCGATGTAGTCCATATCTCCCGCGTTGTTTGTTGCCGAGGTGTGGTCCATAATGATGTTGTCTGGATGGACTACCCTGAACTTATAATCCCCGCCGTCACCTGACTTTGGATCCCATACTGCTTTTATGACTCCCGTCAGGTACACGGGTAGGTGCTTGAAGCCAAGCGAGAGTACCCTGCGGTTTTCTCTTTTTCTAATGTCACTATTCACTATACCTGTCAACTGTTTAGCGGTTTCTTTACTTTCATCTGTGTCATTACCCGGTTTCACTAAGAGATCGGGGAGGCGTGAAAGGGCTATGGGTTTGATTGTACCTTCTGCTTCGTAGATAAGGTTGTCGACATATCTTGCGTTATAGTATTTTAATTTCTTTTCGTCTATCTGATTGCCGAGGAGATATTCCTTGTTCTTTTTTCTTCGTGCGCTGAGGTTATATTCATTCTCAAAGTAACTTTTTGATTGCTGAACGCGCCTGTCTATGACTTGAATTATTATCTCATCATCAAGGTCAAGCGTGAGCGGGTCTTGCTCGATGGTTACGGTATCTGGTGCTATCACCTTTTTGTCGCCTGTGGGAGTTTCAAACTGTCCGAATATGTCCATATACAAAAAGTCCCGCGTCATGCGGGTTTAGTATGCCTCTTTCATAATAGTATCACACTTCATCTACTTTTACAATTGCATTGATGAGATATTTTCTTCCGCATTCTTGGTTTCTACATTGAAGAAGAATGGGGAGCTTCACTTCTTTGAGTCCCGGGAGTTCCTGTAGAAGATCACCTTTGAATTGGATGAGTGGACACCTGCAGGTTGAACAGTAGTATATTTTTAACTCTGCATCTTTGTTTGCTACGAGAGTAAGCGTGGTGTATGCGGTCTGGATGTAGTGAGTACGCTGATAGGATATAACTGTTTGCATACTGTGTCGTATTATATCATACGAAAGTAAGTTGTTGGGAACTATCCCATAGTCTTGCTTCTGCTATTTTTATGTATTCTTCTTCTATTTCAATACCTATAAAGTTTCTGTTGAGCTTTTTACAAGCCACTCCTGTTGTTCCTGAACCCATAAACGGGTCTAAGACGGTATCTCCTTCTTTGCTGACTAATCTTACAAGCCAAGACATAAGGTGGACGGGTTTGACTGTTGGATGGAAGTTTTGTCGTGGCCCTGATTTGCTCCCCATATTTCCCCCCATAGAACCATTTGGATTATCAAATGCTGGTCGTTTTTCCATTCCCTCACACCCCGCATTCCTTTCTCTCTTACTTGCCTTTGGGAATTGGAGTAGTCCGTGTTTTTCGGCCCATACATCTATATCAAAGTAGCGGGATTTTGAGCCAGAGTCGTTTCCATAATTTCCAGTAATTAAATCACCACCTATCTTACCGAACATTCCAGCACCCTGTTTGTGTCCTACATTCAATGCTCCACTCTTCGTCATCACTCCATCATTCAAAGCATCATCTGTGCAGATAATGTTGGCGGGGAAGCGACCTTCGGGTTGGATGTATTCTTCTGGATTTAAGTTTTTATGCTTACCATAACAAACACCATCTTCTCTTTCTTTTCCACTATATTGACCACCGCAAAGTCCTTCGCTTGTCGGTATCCTGCATCCATCAATATCAATCGCACCTGTGCCGTGTTTCAATACATTCTCTACAATGGTTTTTTCTGATAAAGGTTTGCGTGCCATACAAATTGGCTCATGGCTTGGCTTCAAATTTGTGCCAAACCCTTCCCATTCGGAGTTGCCTTTGGTGATGTCCATAATCTTGCGCTCGGGCTTGGCATCCCGGTAGGCGTTGCTGGTAATGTCGTGACCTACATCCCTTTGATCAATAATCTCCCTCTTGTTTCCCTGCGACTTATCCACCGCCTTACCCACATTCAAACTTTTCGGGAAACCTGAAAAATATATCCATTCCAACATATCCCTCACCTCAAACCCTGCATCTTCAATGGCTACTGCCATTCGGTGGTAGGTTCTTGTTCCACCAAAGGCTAATAAGTGTCCGCCCGGCTTTAATACTCTTAAACATTCACGCCATAAGTCCACATTGTAAGCAATACCAGAGGCATCCCACTTCTTACCCATGAACCCTAACTCATAGGGAGGATCGGTACACACCGCATCCACACTTTCATCGGGAATATCTTTCAGCTTTTCTAAACAATTTCCTTGAAGTATCATACTGCCCGCCAATCCCTGTTCTGTATTTTCACATTTTCAAACGCTTTGAGCATATCGTCTGTTTGTTCTTCTGTCATGATAGTTGCCCGCATAGGCTTGAAGCGCTGGATGCGCTCCATCATTTTTCCTCTCATACCCAATCCTCTACGGACACCTCCAATTGCACCGATAAACTTCATTTGGGTAAGCATATAACTCACACTGTCGTATGCGTGATCCTCCTGGGTAGTATCCACATCTTCCACTTTGTGTTCATCATAGACAAGCATGGGAAGTGTTCTTATAAGGTTTACACAGTTTTCTGTAATGAGCCAGTAGGGTAAACCGTCGGGAGCTATCGAGAGCCAATTGTGGACTGCAGCTACTCTGCTTATTCTGTTCTTTGTTCCGGGCTTTAATGTAAGCCACCTGCTCTTGTGAAGCTCATCCCATACCTTTTCAAACTCATTTGATATTGATATGGAACCGTCTACTTTAGTATTCATCATTGAAGGGTCGCAGTAGCCGTCCTCGAACTTCGGCATGACGCTTGTTTTGTATATCTGCGTTGCCCATTCCCGTTCTGTTTTTTCTGTACCGTACCACTCTTGATACGTGACGACTCTATTGAACACTTGTCCGTCTTCTGACTTCATCCTTATGAGAGCTGAGGCGTAGCTTGCGAAGGGTGCGCTGTATCCCCAGTCAAACGAGAGATAGTGGGGCATGGAGCGAAGGGGGGTGATGGGTTTTATCACATGGGTTTGTCTTCCAAACTCTGTGAAGACTTGTCCCTCAAAGACATCCCATGAACCGTCAAGATATGCTTTTCTCTTGTTATCTGGTAATGACTCAAGTTGCTTTACATATTCCTTGCTTACATATTTATTATCGTAGACGTTTGCGTGAATATAGAAAAACCTGTCATGTTCTGGGTCATCGGTGTTCTTGTCTACAAACAACTTCTTTACCCATGCGTGACCTATCCCTCCAGGGTTGGTTGCACCCATAAACTTCACTTGTTCTACGCCAGGATAGCGCAGTCTATTCCTAAGGTCTTGAAAGGTCTGTTCTTCATTTCTGGTTAGCTCGTCTACAAATATCGCTGCAAACTCGGTACTCATATATTTTGAGGGG